GGACTGTGTGTGCGTGTGTTACGCGGAGTGAAGCGAAGCGTGAGCGAGAACCGAAGGTTCTTCGGATTTCCATTCGATGTTGAGAACGCCGTAGGGCATTTCGAGGAAAACTCCAACGGTTTCACCGTCGTCGCTGGTGTAGTCGTAGACGTCCTTTGGCGTGAAAAATAATTTGGCCTTCGCGATGGTAATATTCGCGCTGACACCCGCGACATCGAGCGCGGATTTTCCTTCGCGGTAGTCAGCGAAGCTGAATTCGGGTGAGAGTGTGACAAGCATGAGAACCTCCATAGAACTGGTCGAACCGGAGTGGCTCGACTTCCGCCGTACATTCCCTTGTCCTTTGGACCGTGGTGCGGACGACCACACATGCGATCACAGGCATAACTCGTCCCATGACAAAACAGATCACAGCAGGAGCAACCCCCTTTGGGGTTTTGAGTGCCGACCAACTTGCCGCCCTTCGGGGCAGGATTGGCGAGGAGGTTGTGGGCCTGATCGACACGATGGTGGAGGTCGCGCACGGTAGACAGACCGCAACGCCGTCACAGGTGCAGGTCATACGCATGATGCTCGCCCGCGTTATGCCTGAAGCCCCTTCGGCCAGCTATAACGAGACGGTCCACATCCATTCGGATGTTAGAAAACTCTCGAAAAACGACCTTGCCGCTATAGCGGCCCGAGATGTCTCCCCTAGTGAGGGAACAAGCCCCCCTCCAGAAACCGCAGAAAACAGCCATTCCGAGGTAGCGAAGGCCGGAGCCTGTGCCGAAAACGTGTCGGAAACCCCTGCATAATGCGGCGCGTTTCCGTGCGTTTTCGCGCCGCGCACACACACGCCGCGCACACACACGCCTGTGTAGGCGAGGGGGGGCTAGGGGCCATCCCGCCGACGCGCCCGCCGCGTGATCGCCACCTCCCCGACGCCCGTTCAGTAGCGAGCAATTTTTGAAACCTTGAAGGTAAACCAATGACCGTCACATCCCGCGAAGCAGAGCGCATCAAGTCAAAAGCCACCCCCCGCGAACTGGCCTCGGCCATCGGTGCCCTCGACCTCACCAATATGACCGCAGAGCAGCGCAAGGGGGCCATAGCAGAGCGTCTGGCCCAAGTCATGCTGGCGACTACCACAGACCCCGTAGAGCGCTCTAAGGCCCATTTTCAGGCCGCCAGCGCCACGCACAACCAGCGCAATAAAGCTCTCTCCTCATCTCTCATCGTCTAATGAAACCCATTACACCCCAAGATGCCGCCAAACATCTTCTTTCACTACGCGCCGCAGAGGAGAGTTTCCTCGGCTATGTGAAGCTGATGCACCCGGAATTTGACCTCCAGCCCTTCCATCTCGAACTCATCGAGGCTCTCGACCAACTCGAGAAGGGCCAGCTGCTGCACCCAGACACCGGCAAAGCCATCACCCGCCTGCTCATCAACTGGCCCCCAAGACACGGCAAGTCACAAATCGCCACCCAACTCTTCCCTGCCTACTACATGGGCCGCAACGCCCGTCGCACGGTCCTCTCAACCTCATACGGCTCAGACCTCGCCAAGCGCTTTGGCGACAAGGTCCGCGAGTACGTCCAGCGAACGGAACATACTCAATGCTTCGACGGCTTCGAACTACGCTCCGACACACGCGCCAAAGAGGACTGGGCCACTACAGAAGGCGGCTCATACTTTGGATGTGGTATTGGTGGTGGTACTACGGGGCGACCAGCAAACCTCTTGCTCATCGACGATCCCATCAAAAACCGCGCCGAAGCAGAGAGCGCCACAGTCCGCAACAAAGTCGGCGACTTCTACATTTCATCCCTCGAAAACCGCAAAGAACCCCTCCTAACAAACGGCGTAAACGAACCCCCAATAGAAGTAGTGATCCTGACCCGCTGGCATCCTGACGATCTTGGCGGTCGTATCCAGTCCACCGATGACTGGCTCGAGCATCGCTGGATGCACATCACCGCGCCAGCCATCAGGCGCAGCCGCACCAATGACCCGGCCAAGAAAATCGCCCGCAACACCCTGCCCACCTCTCACCCCATGTGGGTGCCGAACGGCGAACTCCAGATCATCGCCTCCACCAAGCGCTACATCTACCCCTCTGCCGAAACAGCTCTCTGGCCCGATCGCTTCTCCATCTCGGAACTCAAGCTCAAGGAGCGCCGCAACCCCCGCGAATTCGCTGCCCTCTACCAGCAGGAACCCTACATCAAGGGCGGTAACCTCATCAAAGCAACGTGGTGGCAATACGCCGACGACGACATCCAGCCCCAAGACGAGGACTTCTCCTCAATCATCATCACCGCCGACACCTCCTTCAAGGCTGCCGACGACAACGACCCCTCTGTCTTGATGACCCTTGGCCTGCACAACAACGGCGACATCTACATCCTCGACATCACCACTGGCCGTTGGGAGTTCCCCGAACTCAAGCGACGCTCTGTCGCCGCAGCTGCCAAGTGGCGCGGCTTGGGCCTCAAGGGCTTCTACATCGAAGACAGGGCCAGCGGCCAATCCCTCATCCAAGAACTCAAACGCGAGAGCGGCATTCCCGTAATCCCCTACAAACTCCCCGGTGGCGACAAGTACGTTCGTGCAAAAGCCCAGACACCCATCATCGAGGGCGGTCGTGTCTTCCTGCCGCGCCAAGCCCAATGGCTCGACGCCTTCATCCAACAATCGATTGAATTCCCCTCTGGCACGCACGACGACATGATCGACGCCCTCACCATGGGCCTCGATGTCCTCTCTCGCATGGATACTCATGACACCGACCTCATCAACGGACCCCTATCAATGGGCCAGTCCCTGAACGCCATGTTCGGTGCCCAACAGGGCCAGTCACTCCGTGCCGCCTTCGAGGGCTTTAGGGTCGGCAGGCCGCTTGGTGGTTAATTAAAGGGACGACCGCCCCCCTCTCAACCCCTAAAAACCTAAGATGCACACGAACACATCATATCGCGCCTACCAGTCATCTGGCGTGGATAGCTCCGGCGTGATTGTCGATCTGTCCGAACACATCGAGGCCATCCTCAATTACGAAGACGTCTCAGGCCTCCTCTCTCTCGACCAAGAGGCCCGCATCGTCGATTTTGTTCGTGCCTGTCTCTCCATGTCCTACCAGACAATGAAGCGCCGCCACTCCCACTGGCAAGAAGCCGACCGCGCTCACGACGTCTATGTCCCGCCAGACACAACCAGCTTCGCCGAGAAGGCCGTCATCTCAGACACACGCGCCGTCGCAGACACAGTGCTCACATACCTCATGTCTGCCCTCACTGGCCGCAACCCCATGTTTATGCTCGAGGGCACTGACGCCAAGTCACGCCGCTCTGCCCACATCCTTGAGCGCGTCCTCCATCAGCAGACACGTCGTGGCGCAGGCGAAGCCAAGATCGCCCAACTCCTCCTCGACAGCGTCAAGTACGGTTTCGCTCCCACCAAAATAAACTGGGACGCAAAAAACAACACCAACCAAACCATCAACTTCGATCCACGCCGCGCCTTCCCCGATCCCCGCGTCAACTGGGGTGACTGGGAACAGATGCAGTTCTGCACTTTCGTTACCTTCAGCAGTTACGACGCCCTCCTCCGCACTGGCCTCTACCCCAAACTGAAACAGTTCCCCGGCCTGCGCCAAAAGCAAATGGGTGACGCCTCCGGTTGGGAAGCCCACCGCTTCATCAAGGAGGAAGGTCGCGGCCTCTCCATCAACCCCATCGACCAGACACGCACCGCCGCTACCTCTGGCTACTTCGCCCTAGAGCCAGCCCGTCCCGTAGACGAAATGTGGTTCCACCTCCAAGGCTACCAGATCGGCGTCCCTCAACTCGACGACATCTGGCTCCTTGCAGCCATCATCGACGAAAGCGTTTGCATCCGTCTGCAACTCAACCCTTACGGCAGACAAATCCCCTCTGTCTTCGGTGCCCTGCACAACGACCTGCACAAGACCCTCGGCCAATCACTCTACGACATCATCCTGCCGATGCACGACATCGCCACTTGGCTCCTGCGCTCCCGCGTAGACAACGTGCAGGCTGCCCTCAACAACCTCATCTTTGCCGATCCAACCCAAGTCAGCATCCCCGACCTCATGGATCGCAACGCCCACGGCATTGTCCGAACCATGCCCGGTGTCAAAGCCGGAGAAGGCTTCCATGTATCTCAAATCCCCGACGTCACTCGAGGCCACTGGAACGATATTGGCGCTCTCGGTGAACGCAAACAGCGCGTGGCCGCAGCCTCAGACAGCCAGCAGGGTATGCCCACCTCTGACGGCATTCGAACGGCTACTGAGATACAACGGCTTTCCGCCATGGGTGGCCAGCGTCTCGGCGTCCTCTCAAGAATAGTCTCCGCTCTCACCATCCGGCCCATGGTCCGCATGAAGGTCGCCAACATCCAAGACCATCTCTTCAACGGCTCCCTCCGCATTGTCGGCGACGACGTGCCCCCGGAACTGATGGCGATGGCCCAAGACAGCTACGTGGACTTCGGCACCAACGACCTCCAAGGCAACATCGAGTACCTCGTCATCGACGGCTCCCTGCCCACCGAACCAACCCGCTCACCCGAAACTTGGATGAGCATTCTCCAAGCCGGAAACCAAGCTGGCCTCGGTATGGAGCTAGACATGAAGCAGATCGCCCTCGAGGGCATCCGTTCCATGGGCGTGCCAGACATCGAGCGCTTCCGTATCAGCCCTCAACAGATGGCCGAAGGCCCCTCACCCTCCCAACAACTCCAGATCATGGAGAAGATGCGAGGCGCTTCCGTAAAGCCCAACGAGCAGGTCCAGCAGGAAATCCAAAAAGGAAATCTCATTCCGGCTCAATAGGACGACCACCCCCAGCCAATAGTGGATATTGCCGCAATGAAAACCTCACAGGCCCTCTCTTCCTCCGTCGATCCCACAATCAGGGAGTACGTCGCCGCGCTTATCCGCGAAGCAGTCACGCCTCTCCAGCGCGAACTCGACGCCCTGCGTTTCTCCCTAGACATGAACACCTTGAGAAACAAGGAAGCCCAAGACACGGCAACAGCCCGCCTCAACTCAATCGAAATAAGACAGGCCGACAAAGACCGAGCCTTCGGCAAGCAGCGAGGCCCCAAATAATGGCACTCACACCAACACGCCCCAGTACAGAGCAGCTGCGCTTCACCTCTGCCAACACAGGCGATCAATCCCTAGACACGTACCTCGAAGCCGCCGAAATAGGCGGGCGCTCCCTCGCAGCCCTGCTCGGCGACATCTTCGACACATCTGGCCTACCCATCGGCTCTGCGCTCTACAACTGGGCTGGCTCTTGGCTCACCGCCACAGCATACGAAGTCGGCGATACCTTCTCTGACCCCGCCACCAACGATGTCTACGTCACCCTTATCGACCACACCTCAGACACGATCGGCAATGACGTCACCGCCGCCAACATCGTAAAGGTCGCGGACTTCTCCACAATCACAGCAGCAGCCGCTGCAAGCGCCTCGGCAGCCTCTACAAGTGCCACAGCAGCCGCTGCAAGCGCAGCAGCAGCCCTTGTGAGTGAGAACGCAGCAGCAGCAGACCTTGTGCTGACAAATGCTGATGTTGTGCTGACAAATGCTGACGTTGCTCTGACCAATGCGGATGTTGTGCTTACGAATGCTGACGTTGTCTCCACGAACGCCGATGTTGTCAGCACGGCGCAGGCTGTAACGGATGCAGAGGCGGCACAGACAGCCGCAGAGGTAGCGTTAGACGCCTTTGATGATGATTACCTTGGCGCGAAGGCCAGCGACCCTACCGTCGACAACGACGGTGACGCACTGACAGACGGGGCGCTCTATTTCGATACCACGCTGAACATGATGAAGGTGTACGACCTCGGGACGACGACGTGGCTACAGATGCAGCCGACAGCCTCCGAGATGGCCGACATCGCCACTGTCGTAGCCGACGCATCTGACATCGGCACAGTCGCCGGTATCTCAGCAGACGTGACTACAGTC